AGCCCGATCCGAAGGTCACGCGCAACTTCATTTTCTCCCAGCTCGTCACGGACCTTATGCTTCACGGTCGCGGATTCTGGTACATCACCAGCCGATCAACTGCCACAGGACGCCCGCTTTCGTTTCAATGGTTACCCGCCGCAATGGTGACGACCATGGATCAAGCAGGTCCGCAATGGTTCGGCCCGTCCGACCAAGTTGAATTTAACGGTTATCCACTTGCAACCGATGACGTCGTGCAGTTCTTGGCACCGACTCAAGGTCTGCTGTACACGGGCAACCGGGCGATCATGACGGCCTTAAAACTTCAGCAATCCGCTGATCGTTTTGCTGTCAATGAGATTGCCGCTGGCTGGTTGCAACAGACCGACGCATCCGAACCAATGTCTGCCGAGGATCTTTCCGAACTTGCAGCTGCTTGGCGTAACGCCCGTCAGGTTGGGGCCATTGGCGCCCTTAACAGCGTGGTCACATTTAAGGAATTTAGTAGCGACCCAAATTCGTTGCAATTAATCGAAGGCCGCCAGTTCCAAGCATTAGAACTGTCTCGGGCTACTGGAATACCTGCTTACCTTTTGGGCATCGGCGTTCAGGGCTACACATACCAGAACGCTCAACAAGCACGCCAAGATCTTTATTTATTTGGCACAAAACAATATTTAGATGCCATTGAACAAACATTGTCAATGAACCAACTTTTGCCGCGTGGACGCTACGTCAAATTTGATGTTTCGGATTACGTCTACGAAAACGATCTAGGCAATGTTGAGCGCGAACCCGCTTTTGATTCAGGAAACCGCGAGGAAGAATATTCATGATTAGATTGACCGCTCAACAGATCACGCTGGACGCGTCCGCTGATGGTGAACCGTCGCGTCAAATCACTGGGCTTGCAGTCCCGTGGAATGTCAAGGCCCAATTAAGTGGTGGCGAGAGTGTGGTCTTTCTTGAGGGCTCACTTCCCGAGGACGGCCCAATGCCGAAGCTTTTGGAATACCACGACGACACGCGCGTCATTGGTCGAGTCACCGAAAGAGTGTCCACCAGCGAAGGCATGATGTTTGTGGCAAAACTAAGCGCCACACGCGCCGCCGATGATGCTCTTGCACTGCTCGCCGATGGTGCGCTAGACAGCGTTTCGGTGGGCGCAATCCCCACCAAGTTCAAGCGCCTGTCAGACGGGACTCTAGAGGTCTCTCAAGCCCGATTCGTAGAACTGTCGCTTGTCACTGTGCCAGCCTACGAATCAGCACAGGTCTACTCAGTCGCCGCCTCATCACCCGATGAAAGCGAACCCGACGAAACCGAAACCCCAACAGAAACAACCCCAACACCATCCGAGGAGGATGAAATGTCAGAACCCACAACCGTTGAAGCCGCAGTTGCGACTCAACCCATTTACGCAACCGCCGTCAAGCGCGACGCAAAATTGCCGACCGCTGTCGAATACTTGAGTGCTGCCATTGCTGGCGGAACTGCTTGGGAACGTATGCACGAAGCACTTCGCGCCGCAGCTCCCGACGTGGTCACCAGCGACACACCCGGTGTACTCCCAACCCCAATCCTTGGGCCCGTCTACAACAACTTCATCGGCCGTCGCCCTGTCGTTGATGCAATCGGCGCCAAGTCCATGCCGGGTGGAGGCAAGGTCTTTATTCGTCCCGAGGTCACGACCCACACCAGCATTGGTGCAAGCCTTGCAGAAATGAGCAACCAGTCAGGCACTTTCGTGGTTAGTTCAAATCAGGTCACCAAGCAAATTTTCGGTGGCTATGTCAACATCTCCGAAGCCGATCTTGATTGGACCGATCCTGCGATCTTGTCAATCTTGCTTGACGACATGGGCCGTATCTACGCAAACGCCACGGACAATTACGCAGCCGACACTTTGGTCACTGGTGCAACCACCACAAGCAACTTCACTGCAGCATCTGTTGATGATCCGTCTTACTGGGCAGAATGGGTTGCAAATGCAGCAGAAACCATTCTTTCCGCATCAAACGGCAACTTGCCAACGCATATTTTTATGAATCCATCAATGTGGGCGGAGCTTCTGAAATTGTCAGATTCAAGCAAGCGTCCGTTATTTCCACAAGTGGGCCCAATGAACGCTTTCGGCAATCTTGCACCCGGACAGGCAAACGGCAACGCTTTTGGGCTGTCCGTCGTAGTTGACCGCAACTTTAACGCTGCGACCACAATCATTGGTGACGCATCTGGTTACGAACTGTTTGAGCAGCAGAAGGGCGCGATCTCGTTGGACAACCCGTCTACCTTGAGCCGCACTATTGCGTTCCGTGGCTACTTCGCCGCTTTGATGATTGACTCAAGCAAGTTTGTTAAGGCTACTTTCGTCTGATAGACGGAACTGAGTAGAGAGACTGCACCATGGCCACATTCAGCGTGACGCACCACCAGCGTCTAGACGATGTTGCTGTGGTGCAGACCCTCGAAGCAACCGACATCACAGTCGGCCAGACAATCACACTCACTGGACTCGGTCACAGTCTTAACGGCACGCACATTGTTATTGCTGTACCGGTCAACTTGTTTGCTGGCGTTAATGAAGCAGGCGACCTGCTTTACAACGAAAACGAAATCATTGTTAACCAGTTGATGTTTCAAGATGTTGGCGACGATCTAGAACGATCTGCTGCCGATCCGTTTGGAACTTTGACATGGACTTTGACGTGCACATGGACCACGGTCGCAGCAGTGCAAGAGTTTCTCGGGATCGCGTCGGCCACGGCAAATGACACCGCGTTCCTAACGACTTGTGTCGCAGCTGCAAACTCCTGGTGTTTCAGGCGTCGCGTGCAGGCTGGTTACCACGACAGTCTTACGACCGTCCCTGACAGTGCTGCACTGTTAGGAACCACGCTTTACGCCGCAGGGCTCTACCGTGAACGCGGGACTACTGGAGACAGTTACGCGTCGTTTGGTGACATGACAGGACCACCGCTCATGACCTTGGGTCGAGTCAACCAGTTGCTCGGCATTAAACGATCGCAGTGTGCATGAAATGGCGGGCATCTTCACGGACGCGATTGATGCTGTCTCAGCAACGATCACGGCTCTCGGGCTTAAGCCTGTCACTGATCCTCGCAACGCTCGACCTCTTACTGTTTTCATTGAGCTTCCTGTTTTCACTGCGTTCAATAACCAAACAGCGGACGTCACGATTGATCTCCGAGTGTTGGGCGCGCCACCCGGCAACAGCGACACTACGGACTACATACTCGGAGTCGTTGACACGCTCATGAACTCTTCTCTCGCAGTTGTATCTGGACGGCCTTCGCTTGCTCAGATCGGATCGCAAGATCTACCCGCTTACGACCTCACAATTAGAATCGGCTCAAGCCGCAGATAAAGGACAAAACAATGCCCACAACTTACCTATCAAACCCAACCGTCAATGTCACCAGCCCGTCAGCAATCGCGCTTACGAGCAACTGTTCTGCAGCGGTATTGACTCTTACGGCAGAGGCGCTTGAAAACACAAGCTTTGGCCAGACATCCCGCACCTACACGGCTGGGTTGTTCAGCAATGAATTGACCTTGACCTTGTTTCAGGGTTACGGAACTACCGAAGTGGAAACCTATTTGAACACTTTGTTCGGTGTCGCTTCAACGATCGTTGTCAGCCCGTCTGGAACAACTGAGTCCGCTTCGAATCCTGAGTACACCCTCACTGGTTGCTACCTTGAGACCGTCACCCCGATTAACGCAACCGTCGGTGAACTGTCAGTCGTTGAGGCCGTGTTCAAGGGTGGCACTTACGCACGCGACATTACGACACCGTAATCCGTAAACTGATCCAATCCCGACTAGGAGAACCATGAAATTAACACTTAGCGTCCGACTCACCGATGGTGAGACTTACCGAGTAATTACGAACCTGTTTGTGATCATTTCGTGGGAGCGTAAATTCAAACGACGAGCATCAGATCTGAGCAATGGGATCGGGATGGAAGATCTAGCGTTCATGGCTTACGAGGCCAGCAAACAGCAAGGTCACCCGGTCCCAGTCTCATTTGATGAGTTTGTCAAAAAGTTAGAAGATCTAGAAGTTGTGG